TATGCGGTTTATCAATCACATGGCAAGCATTAAATCATTAGAATTAGGTGCGCTTAGAGGAACTTTTCCTGCTTGGGAACAAAGTAGCTATAAGATTCAAGAAAATTATAGGAACGCTTGTCGTTTGACGGTAGCTCCTACTGGCACTATTTCTATGATTGCGGGGTGTACAAGTGGAATTGAACCTTTGTTTGCTTTGGCATGGCGTAAACAAAATATATTGGAGGGTCAGACCTTATTCTATAGTAATGAGAGTTTTGAAAAGGATGCGAAAGCAAACGGTTTCTATTCTGAAGACCTTATGCTTTACTTGGCCTCTGGTGGCTCTTTGCAGGAACGGGATGATGTGCCTGATTGGGCTAAAGACGTTTATGTAACATCTCAGGATATTTCGCCTGAAGACCATGTGTTCATGCAAGCTGCTTTTCAAAAATATGTAGATTCTGGCATTTCTAAAACCATTAATTTTGCTTCAAATGCTACTTTAGATGATGTATTTAACGCTTATATGACGGCGTGGGAACAAGAATGCAAAGGTATTACAGTATATCGTAATGGCAGTAGGGAAAAAGAGGTGTTGGTGGCAGGACATTTAGAAGAAGAAATTACGAAATGTGGTTGTGAATTACCTTGGATTGTCCAGGAAAGTGGCTGTGAGACATGTAAGGTATGCGGATGGAGTGCATGTAAGATTTCGTAAAAAATTCGCGTTTCCATGTATAATATACTAGAGAAGTAAAGTAGGAGGGGTATTATGGTAGGAATGTTCTTAAAAGATAGGGAAGTTCAATATACAGCTAATCGGGATGATGTTACTAATACCTGGCGTATTTTAGACACATGGCATGAAGATTTAAAAAGTTTAGGGCCAGAAGATGAGGTTGAAGATACTAGTAAATCGGTTACAGTTATCACTGAAGGGGCATTTATAGCGATAGTGAAAGAGGCAGCTAGATTAGGAGTTTTGCAAAATGCTAATTTTGGGGAAAATCCTGAATTGCAAGAGACAAATGACCTCTTGCAGGCTGAAATAGTGTCTTTAGAAATCCAATTGGTTGCTCCAGTACCTCAAAAACCTAAATCTGAGGGGTATCTGCTAAAAGAAATGGCAATGCAAACGCTTCTTAAACTTACAAGTATGTCAGATATAGAGAACTTGACAAAGGATTAATTTATGAGACTACAGGATTATCTACCTGAGGTGCCCAAATTAGCCCAAACGGTCATTAATTTGAATGAACAGATAAACTTCTTAGATTTAATGAAGTCTGGGAATGGGGAAACCGGACGTGCCCCTACCATTGGCCTAGACCATGTAGTTAATACATGGGTACGCCATCAAATGGCTTATCGTCAACAGCTTGTAATGGACTTACAGATGTTGGCATATTCCATTGAAGAAGTACGTTCTCCTTTACAGCATATAACAGGTGAAGTATTTAGGAGAGGTATCGAATGGGTTCCTTTAGTAGAAAATCCAGACCCTGAACAACAGAAACGTCTTGTGAAATTTATGGATGATTGCAATATATTTGACCAATCATTAGAAGAAGTGATGCGCCAATTCCACTTTGACTTAAATGCTATTGATGATGCGTTTTTATATCTAGTTAAAGAATATAAAAAGGATGAAGATGATAGTATTAAATCTAAAGTTAATGAAATTAGACGCTTGAACCCAGCTTTAGTAGAATTTGATTTGGATGCGGCGGGATTGCCTAAAAATGCCCATTTCTTATGCCCCATCCATCGAGATGAGGTTAAGGAAGACCCCGGTGATTGTGGAAACAAAGACTGCAATCTTAAATTACAACCTGTAATGTATAAGTATTATCATCGGAACCAACATATTTTCATGTTGGATGGGGAAATTATCCATCTATCGAAGTTTTCTCCTAGTGAGACATATGGATGGAGTCCAATCCTAACTATTTTTGAAAAAGCTCTTACGTTAATAGGTATGGATAAAAACCTATATAGATATTTCTTTGAAAGAAAAATGCCAGCATCTATGATGATGGTCTTTACAGATGACCCCGAATCTCTACGTAGGGAAAGGCAGCAAATTGCTGCACAGACACGCCTTGACCCTAACTATATTCCAATGATAGCTGTATCTTCCCGTAATAATCGAGGAAGAGTGGATATGGTACGTTTGTTCCATACACTAAATGAAATGGATTATTTGCCTGTTAGAAGCGAAATACGGGAACGGATTGCAGCTATGTGGGGCGTAACTCCTGCTTGGCAGGGTGCGCCTGAAGCCTTTGGTGGCCTCTCTACCCAAACGCAGCAATTAGTAGTCATGAGTCGTGTGGTTGAGGGTGACCAGAGACTGTTTCATGAGAAGGTTTTCCCCCAGATTTTGGAAGCATTTGGAATAACTGATTGGGGCTTGAAATTACCCAATCCTGAAGAGAAGGCTGAAGCAACTCGTATTAGCTTCTCGCAGCAAAAGGCTCAAATAGCCAATCAATTCATTGCATTGGGCTTTGAGATACGTTTGAAGGATGATGGCGTTCCTGTGGAAGATGCTGAATTCATGATATTTGGTAAACCTGTTAACATGATGGAGAAACAGGGTGAACAGATGGATATGGCAATAGACCAGCAAAAACAGCAAATGGAACAGATGGAACAGCAACAGCAAATGATGGCACAGCAAGCACAATCAGGTCAACAGCCTGGGCAACCTCCTGCGCCTCCTGAGGGCGTGAATCCTGCCCCTGGACGCACTGGGGCCGCTCCAGGCGGGGGAGAATCCCCAGAAGCACAACCGATACCTCCTATGCCCATGCAGATGATGGAGTTTGCTCCTTTGAAAGGTGGTCAGGCTAAGGATTTCATCTATAATGATATGGGTAGCCCACATCCGAAGAAGAATAGGGATGCCGATGATTTGGATAAGTATGCGGATGCTAGAAAGGATGATTTAGACCCTACTAAAACGGTGGATGTTAACAAGGAACCGCAAAATTGGGTGGAAGGAATAGTATCTAAAGGATATCTCACACCCATCATTAAACAGGTATCAAATGATGGTAAGAAGATGTGGTTTAGTCAAGATGGGACAGACTATATTGCAGACTTACATCCTACAGGCGTTACCCATGTTGAAAAAGCGTCCTTTGGAATGGGGCCATCAATTCCAGCATCTAAAGGCCCATCTAAAAACCCCAGCGCAAGTTATTCCCCCACAGGGAATAACAAAGAAGGGGCATGGGACTACGATAATGAGGAAGAAGATAATAATGCCGATAACTAGGAGAAATGGTAAATATTATTGGGGCAGCAAAGGCCCATTTGATACCCAGGCAAAGGCTGAGGAAGTAGCTCAAGCTGCTTATGCTTCTGGATATAAAGGTAGCATTGATATGCAGAAACAAGATGAATATGGGGAATATGAGAGATATAAAAAGATTTTAGAAAATTCTCCTCATGGGCTTGCTACTCTTAGAGAACATCATTTAGGGCATAAAGCTATTGACCAACTTGCTCAAGAACAATTATCAGATGCGGATTTTGGGGGTGAGAGAAGGCGAATCCATGTCATTAATTGGTGGGATAGAGAGCATCAAATGCATCCTTATAACGATTGGCAGCGGAGTGGGAAACGAACACGCCAAACCAATAAGCCATATAATCCAGATGCACAGATAGGGCTTTGGGATTTCCATCGTAACTATTTAGAAGACTTTATAGACTATCATAATGACCAGCAGAAGTCTGGAAAGATAGGTGGTACCGCTTGGGAGAATTATGGGGGTGAGGGAGCGCATCCAGCTACAAGCGATTTAAATAATTTAAAACGGGTTACTGAGCGAATGATGCAACAGGGGATATATAATCCCCATGATGTAGAGGATGTGCCTGAAGACTTTCCTCAATATAAAGCTGTTCAAAAACTACTGAATTTTGTACAAAAGGCAGAGCCTGAAGAAGAGCCTGAAGAAGAGGATGTTGACGAGTATCTCAGTGAAAGAATGAAGGGGGATGAACAAACATATCACGCGGAGGAAGCAGTTGGGTTCCCAACCATCCCAACGGAGTATCTAGATGTAGCGGATGATGAACACCATTGGAGACACAGTTCTCCATATGCCAGACCAAAGAGAGTGAATATTGTGGACGAAGGAAGCCACCCATCTTGGGAAACTGCGCCTAGTCTAATCCCTGAGGCTAGGGCAGGCATAGAAGCTTTTCCTGAAGTCTCAGGAGAACCACATTCAGACACCCCAGGAAAGTGGCCTACATTAACAGTTCCTTCTAAACAAGCATATGAACGAGATGAAGAGCCAGCAACGCCACAGTCTTATAAGCCTCAAGGTGGGCGTGAGTATATGGGACGAGGGAATGTTAAGAATTCTATACAGAAACTAATGAGTTTTATAAAAGCTGAAGAAGATGATGAGTTAGATGCAGCCGCTGCTGAAAATCGCAGGGAGTTTTTACGTGGGAACAGGGAATTCCAGAGGTATGGGCCGATTGACCATTCTAAAGAGAAAGGCTCCCTAGAAAATCCCCGTGATGTTACGGGACATTGGCGCGATGAG